AATCTTTATAAGTGTGCTCCCAGTCTGTCATAGCTTGTTGAGCTATAGCCTCACTACCCATGAAATAAATCTCATTATCGTACACCCACGGATCTGAGAGCAGACCCGTATTGTATGCAATGTTATTAAAAGTTGTGCTGGCGTCATCAATTTGAACTTCAACCGCTGTCAGAATAGTAGCGTTCGGTTTTTGTAGTCCATTACGTGTATCTGTCACATAGTATACGCGAATCTTTGTTGATGGTGAGTCGCCTGGGTCAAGCACCGCTGAACCGTTCAACATGCCCCGGCTATCCGGTTCATTTACAACACCACCCGTAGAGCTCAACGTAGAAGAACTCGCATCAACGACATTGAATCTTGCCTTAGCGACTGTGTCTTTAGCGTTAAAGCCGAGCATATAGCATGCAGCATCATCGCGATTGCCAACCGTTGAATGTGAAGCGTTAGGCTGAAAATGACGCACGAACATACCGTATGCGTGTGGGTCATCTACTGTGTAATCTAGCTCTAACCGTGCCTGGGCCGAGTGGTCTATCGTGTAAGCAGAACGCATCCCCGTTGTGCTCAAAGCACCTGAATCAATTTTAAACTCAGTTAAGGTAAACGAAACTGTGCCCGTTCGCAGTTGTGCGAATATTGCCACACCTTCAACTGTAGGATCAGTGCTTGAACGTTTGAATGTGCATGCATCCCAGCACGAGAAAAGCCCAATATCTAACGTTGATGTAGTAGCAGATGGCTTTACTGCACCAAGCTGGAATTTTGTTGAACTCTGCGAGATATCGATAAGCCGGTAGTTAAGTAGACAGCTACTCGAATAAACAGCGTTATACAAAATGACAAAATGCGTACCCAGAGCAAGACAGCGGGGCCTTGGTGCAATGTACGCTTTTTCATGTCTAAAGGTAGTATGATGAGTTTCATACTCGTTTATGTCTACGAGTTGCTTTTTACCAACCTCAAGCATGGTGTCAGCGTCATAGATTTGAGCATAGATGTAATACGTGGTGACTGCAGAACCTTGTGTCTGTGAATGCCGCGTTGAGTCTACTTCATACCAGACTGCACAAATAAAGTTGCCATATGTCGCGTCATCAATACGCGCCAATTCAGGCCGTGACTGTGTAAAGCCTCGGTCATCGCGTAACACGTCATTTCGCATGATGACTGAGTCACACACACCTTGGCGAATATAGGAATTATCGTTTAGCTTTTGATATGCATTCTTGCCATCTAACAACAGCAGACCGTCCCGAAACGACTTTAACCCCGCAACTTTTGTAAAGTCGTCATCCGATGTCTGGTCCTCTTTGAAAGTAACATTGTTGGGTATGTTACCGCTAGTCAGTGGGTCAAGGCCCGCTCGTCGCCGAATTTCGCCAGACTTCTCCATGCGACCGTTTTTGATGTCGGCCATATGTGGAACGTTAAGAATACGGTCAGAAGCTTTCTGATTCAGACCCTTCTCAAAGTTCAGTGAAAGTGTTTGCTTTTCCAATGCCATCAGAAGACCCACAAACTGACGTTAGCCACCCGCGAACCTGTAAGGAAAATATATTTACTGGTCGATTCAGCGCTTCGATAAACAAGGCAACTATTATCAACATCAACCACGATAAAGCCTTTAGGCTTGCGCTTTAAACCGTGCAGGAATCTTCGTTCACTGGTTGAGACCTCAATGCCCTCAATAAGTTGCCCATCGAGTATTGGGACCTTATCGAGCGAACGGAACGCTGCCTCAATAGCAGACTGAAGCATAAATACCGTTGGGTCCTTCGTGGACACTCTGCTGAACGTATACCTAGCCATCAGTTACCCCGGATAAAATATGTCGTGATATTGTTCGGTGCCTCGGTTCACATCAACGATAGAAGTAGATTCACCACCATCTCGCTTCGTGGCTGCTTGTGTGATGCGTGCTTTTAAGCGCTCAAGGTTTGAGACTTCAAAACGTACGTCAGACTCTTCCTTGTTCTTCGCCATCATCGTAGCGTAAGTTACAGGGTAATCTTCGTAGCCAGGAATCAGACCAGCAACAACGGATGATTCATCAGCCGTAAACTGCGGAGCAGTCGTAACATACCAAAGCTTAATGGTGCCGGTTGGTAAGTCATCGGGAATCAACTTGATGTCATCGCCAACGATTGCATATTCGACCAGGTCTAATCCTGTCGCTTTAAAAGTTGGGTTGGAATATTGGTTTCGATGCTGGAAAGAAAAGGGCCGAACACGCGAAGTCGTTCCGCCTGAGTTCGAAATAAAATCGACACCCATAAGCTTATAGAAATCTTTGGGAAGCTTAAAGACTTCAGGATCGGTGTTTGGAATCGTAAACGTGCTGGAGGTCAGTCCATAGTTTTCATACACGCCAATAAGAATGTCCCATAGCTCACATAGACCTCTATTAAGATAGTCCGTGAGTTCTACGTCCGTGACAAACTCAGAGTTTTCGAAGTCAGCACGCCGACGCACCCTGTCAATCATGTCTGATCTAATAATGGTCGCCATGCTCACCTCTGAAAATTGGGCTGGGGGACTGCGCTCCCCCCTAACCCTTACTAGCTATCCAAAGACCCGCCTGATCTGTGAATATCCAGTAAATCTATTAACGCACTTCCAAACCGCCGATAGTCATCACCTCTCGCCGCCTCGAAGGCAGAACGCATAGCGCTGTCGAGAGCTAATTCTCTTTGGTTTGTTGCGGGTTGCTGATCCTGCGTTGGTTTTAAACGCTGCAGAATCAACTCCGCATCCTTTTTAGGATTGATTAACATTAGCTAAAATCAATCCGACATTGGTTACCCGGATTACGGGTTAGAATCTGCGAGTAGCTGCCTAACCGTACCTCGTAAGAATCTCGATTTGAGATTCTGAGAGATTGCTGTCCATCTAGGTCTAGAATCTGTGGACACATGCCAAGAGACGCCAATTCCCAGTCTGAGAGCTTAATCATATAAGCTGTATTAACTGGCGCATCGGCATCAGGCACCACCTGTACTGGACCTGTTGGCAAGTGAATCACGATGTTCGTGAAGCCAAGCTCAAGCGTTTGGCCAAAACCAATATCAACTTTAAGACCTTTGTTGGTGTCGCTGCTGTACCCGTTACCTGCCGTGGTAACTTCTTTCATCAACGATGTGTACGTTGAGTAATCACAGAAGATATGGTCAGGCTTGGCACCTTCACGACCCATGCGCTCACTTGCGCTTACGAATGCGTGATAGATGTCAGTGGTAGCTCCTGTAAAACGGTGACCCGCGAGACGCGTAACGTCCTTACTTCGGTCAACTCCAAAAAAACTATCACCAGAAGTTGGTGCCGTTGCCGGAATCCAAGCATCAAGGCCAGACATGCGATTAGCCGATGCAGCACTTGCCGCAGAATCGCCGCGCATAAATAGGCGAGCTTTACCACCACCAATTACTGCGTTGTCTGCATCAAAGCTGTCTTCATAAGAAGCAACAAAAGTACCAGCCTCACGATTGACTGAACTAACTTTGAGATAACCGGTTGCAGCAGAGCCATAGTCAGCGTTGAGTACAGCCTCAATGTGTTGGCCAACTTCAAAGTTTACGATGTCGTTCGCGTTGCTAAGCGTAATGGTCGTGTTCGGTGCAGAAATTGATGAGGATGTAACCACACCAATCTTACCGGAACCATCACCGTAGCACTGTCGAGCAAGTGAACGACGAAGCGCATAACGTGCTCCGCTAATCTCAACGTCCATGTAACTGGCAAATGCACCAGCGTCACCACGGGTCGAAAGAATTGTTTCTGTGTCTAATCTTGCGAATGCATAGTCCCGATTTCTGTGGCACAAAAATTTGACGACTTCAAAAGACGAATCGTTATCTTGTGCTCGTGTGAAATCCTGACTACGTCGGGAGTTTGGAGCGTATTGAACTACTACTGGATAATAGCTACCAGTAAATCCTTCAAATTTTGGAATGCGCGTAAACAGTCCGTCGTGCTCATAAAGAGCCGCTAGCCAGTTGGCGCGTCCATAGAGTTCCTTGAGACCGCTTTGTACGGTGCTCATATCGAGAGTTACACCAGTTCCAGAAGCAGAGCTAAGTGCGCTACCTCCAATTGTACCAAGTCCTAATGTTGATGTAGGCATTTCTTATTCCTCACTGCCATTTGATTGTCTCAGCGAATTTTCTGAGACGCTCTGATTGCGTTAAAACGCGAGGCTCCGTGGACGTAGTAGCCACAGCCTGCGTATTACTTAATGTTTTAACTTGTGGTGCGACTGTTTTAGTCGGACCTTCCATGGCAGCAGGACTTGGTGTCTTTGGTGCCTCAGTAGAGGCTTCGTACAATTGTTTCAGCGTGCGGGTTCCCGAAAACCGCTTTAGCTCACCTGCGTAATAGTCATTTACTATTTTTGCAGCGGCATCAAAACCGATGTCTGATCCTGTCTCATTATAGTTCTGTTGAAGAACCTGATAAACAGTCTCATAAGCACCAGCTTTTTTGACGAGTTCAAACTCATCGCCTTTATTATCCACGAACTCGCTAATTTGGTCAACGTAAGATTTCTTAAGACCGTTCAAACGTTTTGTTTCTGCTTGTTCGGTGCGCTGCGTTTCGCGCTCCTTAAGATCTGCCAACTCTTGCTGTTGCCGCTCAAGCTCGGCCCGAAGTGCAACAGATTCTGAGACCTCACCGCTTACTTCTTGGTTGATGACTTCACCAAGCGACACGCCAGCGTGCTTTAAGAACTCCTGAGGATTCTCTTTGGCTAATGCAATGTTCTGTTCGTATTCAGAGACTTTAGCCATTTGCTCTTGAAGTTGTGCTTCCTTGGCCGCAAGGTCGCGTTGCTGCATATGCATTTCTCGTTCACGACGACTTAAAGCCGCAAACTGAGACGCAAAGTCTACAGCGTTCTCGTCTGGCGAGCCCTCAGAGGATGATACAGGAGGCTCTGAAGGCTCTGGCTCCGGCGTTACTGGGGAATCCGTTGCAGGGTGTAATACCGGGGCTTCGTTTTGTTCTGTCATTATTTATTCCTATTGCATTGGTGCCTGTGGCGGGACTTCCGCACCTCCACCGGCATTAAGTAATTCTTCAGATACGCCAGGCGTAGCTGGCATGCTTCCACCTTGTGGTGGGCCGCCAACATCGACCTGACCGGGTTCCATTCCTTGCATTGCCATTGCTTGAGCCTGTTCTGCGTGTTGTGCTTGCTGCACTAAGTCTACTGCGCTTTCGAGATAACGCCTTAGTAGATCTAATCGGTCGTCTGGTGCGCCCTGCCCCTTGGCTCGTAGGTACGCACTGTTAACCATCTTGATAGCCAGTTGCAGGTCTTGAAATGGTTCTGGGGGAATGAATTTCCCGTGTTCTAAAATCTCGCTGATGACATAGAGGACATCTTGATAATTAGACGTCGCAAGCTGCGTCAGTGCCTCTGTGTCTGGGTAATCCAGTAGAAGCATGCTTTGCTGTGGGTTGATCAATCCGGCCTGTGTCATCTCGACTACTGACTGTAGCTTACCAGCGGGTGTATCAGGCAGTAGGTTCACCGGATACTTCTTCATCACGTAGCAGTCAGCGTCTAAGTCAATCTGGCTCCACTTAATTTTCTCGATGTCTTTGTCACCAGCGGCAATCATCTCGAGATCAACGTCTGCATCGGACAGGTCTCTAACGCATTCAATCATGTGGTCTGCAGCATCAAGAAACATCGTCTCGTATTGACGTTGGATTGAGGCAAACCGGGTACTTGCTTGCGTAGCGTATTCGCGAAGTGCCACACCCGATTCCAGGCCCGCTGGTTTGCGTGCTTGTGATTCGAGAGTTGAAATACCGGCTATCTCGTATGCTCTGGCGAAAATACGGTCCAAGTGGCTCATTACTTCCGGCGACGTTGTTTGTGGTGTGTTGAACATTGGGGGCGTGCCTGTGTACTCAACGATTCCCCATGTCTCATTAGTAATAGTGCCGCGTGAGATTTGGCTTCCTGTTTCGAGAAAAACTTTAGGCGTTGCCAGTCTCATTTGGGTACTAATTTGCTTGCACAAAAAATTGAGCTCTACTTGGAGTCCAGTTAACTGGGAGCAAAGTCCCTCTGCAAAAAATCCGAGTAGTCGTGGCGTCCAACGCATGAAAACAAAGGGAGAGCGTTGCCGGTCGTAACCTTCGGACAGTAAATCAGCCCCATCAATGCAAATTGCGTGCATCCCATCGTTGGCTCCTTTACCACTTGGCAAATGCCATGCTTCGATGCATTCCACCATGTCGCTCTGTGTGGACGACGTCGTGTCGCCTTCCACTCGTGGGGCATCGTCAATTGCACTGGCACTATTTGGGAACATACGTTTAAGGACTTCAGCCGAGATATACTTTCTTTGAAAGAACTGGCGCGGCTCGCCATTGATTGCCTCAACCTCGTCAATGATGACCTCATTCGGAAAGACCCTCTCACAATATAAACCGTTTTCGTCACCATGAATTTTCATGATGCCCATGCCCATGACTGCTGCGTCACGGAAGACCATCGGCGCCACCTTGTAGAGGTTTGTTTTATAAAACATCCCAGAACAAAACTTCGTTAAGCGTTTGGCTTTTTGCTGGGCCTTGAAGCTTCCGCCATCTGTTAGGAATTGAACCTTCGGATAACTGCTTGTAACCTTGGCCGTAACAGTATCGACCATGGACTGACAGATGTTCATTTGAACACGGTGACTCTTTCGATGACTTGATACTTTGGCATATCCGTGAAGCGACAAGTCGCGCATATAGACGTTACCGTACAAGCGCATGTTAAGAAGAGCTTCCTGGTCTCGGTCTTTTGCGCTCTCTCGCAAAGCATCAAACTTTGCCAGCATTCTAAGGTAAATGTCCTTCTTTGATTCCCACCAAAACTGCTTGTCGTAGATTCGCTTGCCAGTACCAATCATTTATTTACTCCGCCGAGTAGAACAGCATGTTTTCCTGCTCTGCTCGTAGTTGTTCGTTAGTTTGTGGCGGAGGAACACTGGTTATTGGTGGCTCTGGATTAAAGCGCAGCTCCAAAGTCCCGTATTTAAAGTACCCGACATTCTGAGCTTTTAAAACGTCAATTAATGGTTGCAGTTGTTCTATTGAAAGTTCCATGCGGTTTCCCACCATCCTTTACCGTCCTTAGATTGAATTGCATCGCCTTTTTTCGCCCAGTACTGATCCATCTCGTATTCAATGCGTTCTGGGGTGCCAAAGGCTGGAAGCTGCTCGCGTTGTCGCCATGCGTAGTGTCTAGCTTCACGAAAAGCGTAGAGCGTGGCATCACTGATATGGTTAGGGTACGCTGGATGCTCTTTCTTCAGGTCTTTGGTCCACTGAAGCTGATCCCACTCTTCACAAATCGGCGAGTCTTCTTGAATAAAGAAGTTTCCACATTCGAGGTCTGAGTTAAGCAATTCTATCGCTGCAAACTTCTCTGTTTTCTTGGCCGCTTTGATAGGGAGCGCAAACCGCACTTTCATTTCTTCAGCGATGGCTTTACCCATGCCTGCCGTGTCCATTTGAATCGATGTGAAACTGTACTCTTTGTT